TCACCTTGTCCTTGCCGCCCCGTCGGCGGAGAACCAGCTGGGGTTGTCGCCCATTACCTCCTTGTATTGCTTCTGCGTGACGGTGTAGACCCCCAGGTAAAACGGCTTGGTGATCTCCACCTCGTGCTGCTTCTCGTCGTTGCTGCGGTCCTTCTCGCCTTCCGGCGAGCCCATCTTGAACTTGCCTTTGGGGATGAGCACGAGCTTCATGCCGATGGAGTTGGTGAACGACCTGGCAAGAGCATCCTTCTTCCCTTGGGGTTTCTCTTCCTGCCCGACCAACGGCAAGATGACGAGGACGGCGAGGGCAGCGGGTATCAGCGCCGGCAGCAGGCGGCGAACGCGGACCATGAGCGGGCTCCTCCACGGGCGAGCTGGCACATGGGGCGGGGGCGCACCCCGGATGGTCAGGGTTGAGTATAGATCAAACCGGCGGCGCAAGGGGACAAGAAATCGCCCGCGCTTGTCCGAGCCGGAAGCGTAAGCGAAGGATCGAAGAGCCATCGCTTACGCTTCCGGCTCGGACAAGTCACGCAGGCGCGAAAGTCTCATCTTGTCGTTGTGACTTTCAGCGCAAAATTTTCCTGTCGCTCCCTGTCGCGATAAATCCTCTTCTCCATTCCGTTAATTCCGCGGTACCATCCAACCGTGGACCTGCACCGCACCCCCAACGGGACGACCCCCGACATGATGCGGACCCTGCTCGCCAACACCCTCGCCCGCCTGGCCCGCTGGCTGGAACCCTCCGGTAAGCGCGTCCCCGCCGGCCTGCTCGGGCCGCAGGGGCCCGGCACCTCGTTCGTGGACGTCCACCGCCGCCTGCGCGCCCCCACCCCCGCCGAGCTGCTCGCCGAGCTGAAGAACACCGCCTGGACCTGCGCCAGCATCAACGCCGCCGTCTGCGCCAGCTTCCCGCCGCGCCTGTTCGTCACCACCCGCCGCGGCCAACCGCCGCCGCGCTGCCTCACCCGCGCCCTGCCCGGCCTGGCCCAGCTGCGCCTCCGCGCCCGTGCCGACACCGCCGACCACACCCGCGGCGTCGAGCATATCGAGGAAGTCACCCAGCACCCGCTGCTCGACCTGCTGCGGCAGGTGAATATCGTCCACAGCTCGTTCGACCTCTGGGAGCTGACCACGCTCTATCAAGAGGTCCACGGCAGCGCCTACTGGTACGTCGAGCCGGGCCAGCTGGACGTGCCCGCGTCCATCTGGATCCTGCCGCCGCACAACGTCACCGCCCGCCGCGAGCCGGACAGCCTCAACCTCGTGGACTACTACGTATACCGCACCTCCGGCCACGAGGAGCGCTTCCGGCCCGATAACATCATCCACTTCCGCTACCCCGACCCGCGCGACCCCTACACCGGCGGGCTCAGCCCGCTGCGCGCCTGCTGGGAGCAGGTGGCGCTGACCTCGGAGTTCGTGGCGTTCAAGCGCGAGAAGTTCGAGAACCACGCCATCCCCGACGCCATCGTCTCCCCCGACCAGGTGCTCGGCGAGGAGGAGCGCGACCGCATCGAGACGCAGTGGAACCAGCGCCTGCGCCGCGGCGGCGCCGGCCGGGTCGTCGTCGCCGAATCGGCCCTGCGTGTGCACCTGCTCGCCCACACCATGGGCGACCTCGCCGCGCTTGCCGACTTGAAAGCCACCCGCGAGGACATCGCTAACGCCTTCCACGTGCCGCTGAGCTTCCTCACCAGCGAGACCAACCTGGCCAACCTCCAGGCGGCCGAGCACCAGCACATGGCCAAGGCGATCTCGCCGCGACTCCTGCGCCGCGACCAGAAGCTCAACGAGCAGCTGGTGCCGCGCTTCGACCCGACCGGCCGACTGTTCCTGGCCAGCGAAGACCCGGTGCCGATCAACCGTGAACTGTCCGCCAAGGAGAGCGAGCTGAACCTCAAGTACGGCGTCGTGACCGTCAACGAGGTGCGCTCCGAGCAGGGCCTGCCGCCGGTGCCCTGGGGCGACGCCCCATGGCTGCCGCGCCTGTGGGCCCAGACCAACGACCCCAACCGGGCCGACCGGCCCGAAGACCAAGAGGACTAACCACAGAGGACACAGAGGGCACAGAGAAGACGAAAGGAAGAAAATCGAAAAGAAAACATGGGAGGGTGAGCTGTTGTTCCTTTTGCCTTTTTTGTGTCTTTCTCTGTCTTTTCTTCTCTGTGTCCTCTGTGTTCTCTGTGGTTAGTTCTTCAGGAGGCCTTACCATGTCTCATCCCTACGGCAGTGCCGAGGGCCCGCTCGGCTTCCCCATACCCGACCGCGCCGCCCGCGCGCTCGACGCCGTCCTGCGCTCCTTGCCGAAAACCAGGGAGTATGAATACCGCCATTTGCGCACGGCCCTGGCCCCGACCGAGCTGAACCCCGGCGAGCGCTCCGACGTGTCGTGGATCACCACCGAGAGCGTCGATCGCGTCGGCGAGGTGGTCATCGCCCGCGGCATGAACGACGGGCAGTTCCAGGCCAACCCGGTCGTCACCCTCGGCCACCACTACGACCTGCCGCCGGTCGGCCGCAGCCTGTGGCGCAAGCGCGTCAAGGACGGCGCCCCGCCCGCCGGCGTCACCGGCATCAAGGCCAAGACGCAGTACCCCGCCCGCCCCGACGCCTGGCCGGCCGGCGAGGCGTGGCTGCCCGACAACGTCTTTGCCCTCGTCCAGGCCGGGCTGCTCCAGGGCAAGAGCATCGGCTTCTTGCCGACGCGTGTCCACGTCCCCGACGACGACGAGGCGAAGCAACACGGCTGGGGCGACGGCGTGCGCCTGGTGATCGACGAATGGCTGTTGCTGGAATACGCCTGCGTGACGCTTCCCGCCAACCAGGACGCCCTGGTGGCCGCCGTGTCCAAGGGTGCCGTCGAGCTGCCGGCGGAGCTGTGCCGCGCCGTCGGCCTGCCCGCCGTGCCGCCGGCGATCCCGTTCACCGCCCTGGACGAGGTCGAGCGCGCCGTGCGCCGCCAGGTGGAGCGCGTGGACGTCGAGGCGCTGGCCCGCCGCGCGCTGGAGGACGCCCTCGACCGCGCCCGCGGCCGCGTGTAACCCGTGCGCCGTTTACGTTTCGCGGCGTGTCGCGACCGTTCCGCACCTGGCATGACAGCTACAAAAAAACTAGAAAAATTCGTAAATTGACCTCCCCACGATTCCTGGAGCGACGTATACTTCAGTACAGATATCAACCGTCAGGGCATCGCACCGGGATAGGCGGACGTCGAGCCGCCGCCCGCGCCGCGCCTGGAGACGGACAGCCGTCGTAACAGACCGCAACCATCCCCCAACAGCCGGGACGCCCGTCCCGGCACGGAGACGTTATGTTCGTGCAGTTGACCAAGGACTTCCTCGGCCGCAAGGCCGGCGAGCGCCTCGACGTCGGCGACGCCGACGCCGGGCAGCTGATCGCCAACGGCACCGCCGTCGCCGTCAGCGACGACGTCATCACGCCGCTGGTGTCGCGCGCCCTGGAGCAGGCCCTGGGTGGCTTCACCCGCGGCCTCGACGCCGTCATCAACCAGACCGTCCGCCAGTTCGCCGACGCCCAGAGCCAGGCCCGGCGGCACGCCGTGCCGGCCATCTTCGGCCCCGGCGGCGACGGCGACCCCAAGAAGTCGTTCGGCGACTGGTGCCTCGCCGTCGCCCGCAACGACCGCAGCTACCTCGAAAAGCACTACGGCAGCCGCTTCAACGAGTGGACGACCAAGGCCGCGCTGGGCGAGGCCAGCGGCGTCACCGGCGGCTACACCGTCCCGCCGGAGTTCTACCAGCAGCTCCAGCAGCTCATGGCCGAGGAGACCTTCATCCGCCCGCGCGCCTTCGTCGTGCCGATGGGCTCGGCCACCATGATGATGCCGTACCTCGACGTCACCACCGTGCAGTCCGCCGGCGTCTCGCCGTTCTTCGGCGGCGTGCAGATGACCTGGACCGCCGAAGCCCAGACGCGCACCGAGACCGAGCCGCAGTTCCGTCAGATGGAACTGAAAGCCTGGGAACTGTCCGGCTACAGCGTCAGCTCCAACGTGCTCTTGCAGGACAGCATCCTCGGCCTGGAGCGGTTCCTGATGCAGCTCTTCGCCAAGGCGATCGCCTGGTACGAGGAGTACGCCTTCCTCCAGGGCTCGGGCGCCGGCAAGCCGCAGGGCATGCTCACCTGCCCGGCCGCCATCCCCTGCGGCGGCGGCGCCGGCGGCACCGCCCGCGCCGCGGCCAACCAGGTGCAGTTCAGCGACATCGCCGTCATGTGGTCGAAGCTGCTGCCGGCCTCGTGGAACAAGGCGGTCTGGACCTTCTCGCCCTCGGTCGTGCCGCAGCTGCTCCAGCTCAAGGACGGCGCCAACCGGGCCATCTTCATCTCCATCGACGCCGGCATCACCAAGACGCCCAACTGGTCGCTGCTCGGCCGCCCGGCGTTCCCCACCGAAAAGGTCCCGGCCCTCGGCAGCAAGGGCGACCTGATGCTGATCGACCCGTCGTTCTATGTGATCGGCGACCGGATGCAGATCGACATCCAGGCCAGCGAGCACGTCAATTTCCTTCGGAATCAGATGACGTGGCGGGTGGTCGAAAGGGTCGATGGGCAGCCGTGGCTGTCGGGCCCGGTCACGCTCCAGGACAGCTCCACGCAGGTTTCGCCCTTTGTCGTCCTCAACTAAGGAGCGCTCATGTACACCGAGCAACTCACCCAGGCCCTGTCTGTCGCCGCCGCCCCGGTCCACGCCCAGACGTTGAACAACGCCACGCTCCAGACCGGCGGCATCGACATGAGCAAGTTCAAGCGCGCCCTGTTCGTCGTGGACGTCGGCGCCACCGGCGCCGGCTTCTCCGTCACCGCCCTGCTGCAGGAGAGCCCCGACCTGTCGTCGTGGTTCACCCTGGCCGGCACCACCATCAACGCCATCACCGCCCAGTCCAAGGTGGCCACGCTGGAGTGCCGCAGCGACCAGCTCACGAGCACGCGGCGCTACCTACGCTGCGCCGTCACCGAGGGCAACGGCCAGAACGTCAGCGTCGCCGTGATCCCGCTGGGCGGCGAAGCCGTGCAGAAGCCCGGCTCGGCCCAGGACCACACCAGCGTCGCTCAGCGCCTGGTGCTGTGATTCGACCGTAAACCTCCCCGTTTCATCCTGATTACCCGGAGACCCCATCCATGTCGCAGCTGCTCAGCCGTGTCGGACCGCTGTTCTCGTCCGACGGCACCACGCCAGCCGCCCGCGGCGGCAAGACCGGCGAGATCGTCGTCGGCCAGGCCCACGGCAAGTATTACGAGGCCGCCTCGCGCGGCAACCTCTACCAGGCGTCGATCGGCGCAAGCGGCCAGGCGCCGGGCACCGCCATCGGCACCACCGCCTTCTTCGCGCTCTTCAACCCCAAGGGGTCGGGGAAGCGCCTCGTCGTCTCCCGCGCCTCGATCGGTTACATCTCGGGCACGCTGGGGGCCGGCACCCTGTTCTGGTGCTGCATCAACGATCCGACCCAGGCGGCGCCCTCCGGCGGGACGGCGCCGACGCCGGTCAACTGCGACATCGGCGCCGCTAACAATAGCGTCGCCGTGCCGCGCTACAACGCCACGCTGCCCATCTCGCCGACCATACTGCGGCCGATGGCCGTGTCCGATGCCGAGCTGGCGACCAGCGTCGTCGGCCTGCGCAACGTCATCGAGGACATCGACGGCGAGTTCGTCGTCGAGCCCGGCTGCGTGCTGGCCCTGGAGGGCGTCATGGCCGCCGGCACCTCGCCGCTGCTGACCGCTGGGCTGACCTGGGAAGAGGTCCAGGTCGGCTAACGCGTTGCCGCTTTGGTGTAGCGGAAGTCGCCAGACTTCCGACCGCTTGGGTGTAGCGGAAGTCGCCAGACTTCCGACCGGACCCAACGGAACTCTGGCGAGTTCCGCTACACCCGGAGAAATGGACACCACCAATGCCGCCACTCCCCGCCACCAACCTGCGCTCCAACGTCACCACCTGGGCCGTGCCCGCCGAGCGCCTGCCAGCGACGGCCGCCGCCCTCCTCGACGCTCTGCCGCGCGAGGCGTTCGACCCCGGCTTCCTCGGCCAGGGGCTCGAAACCACCTACTTCGACACGCCGCGCCTCGCCCTGCGCCGGGCCCGCCGGCCGGGAACGCGCTACCTCACGCTGCGGCTGCGCTGCTACGGCGCGGGCGATGACGGAGAGGTTTATTCCCTGTCGGCGAAAACGGAGTCGGAGAAATGGCGCCAGGAAATCGCGCCCGACCTCGCCGACGCCCTGCTGCACCGGCCCACCCGGGCCCTGCTGGCGGCGCTGCTGCCGGGCAACCTGCTGGCCCGCCTGCAGCAAGTGACCGGCGACGACCCGCTCGTCCCGGCCGTGACCGTGTGCTGCCGGCGCTACGCCGTCGAGGACGACCGCGACCGGCTGACGCTCGACGTCGGTGTGGCCACCGACACCGGCAAGTGCCTGCCCGCGGCGATCCTGGAGTTCAAGTCCGGCGACGCCGACGCGCCGCCACCGGGGTCGGTCGAAGCCCTCGGCTTGCGGCCGGTCAAGCTGTCCAAGTTCCTCTGGGCCACCGATTGGAGGTGAGGCATGAAACCGGCCACCATCACCACCCTGTTTGTCCTTTTCTGGATGGTCCAGGCCGTCGCCTGGGACATCTGGGTGCTGCGCCGTTGGGGCCCGGAGGCGACCATCAGCACCGTGACGCGCGGCTGGGTCGATCACTGCCCGTTCCTGGCCCTGCTCCTGGGCGCCTTGCTCTGGCACCTGTTCCGCGTCCGGGGCCAGTGAAAGGAGGTCCGCCGTGCAACGAGTCATGAACTTCCTGCTCAACCTCGCCCCGGTCCTGCTCGCCCTCGCCGCGATTGCCGCCGTCGGCCTTGCGGTCGAGGGATGCATCGACCGCTCCGGCGGCGCCCCGGCCCCGGTGCGGGCGAGCGGGCCGCCGCAGATTCTCGCCGGCTGGGAGATGGCCGGCGAGTGGGAGATGACCTGGCACGGCCAGAAGGCGCCCTGCACGCTGACGCGCGACGGGCGATTCTGGTGCCTGTGGTGCGGCAGCGTCTGGGAAGGCCGCTGGTGCTTTGACGGGCTCGGCCGCCTCGTCGTCGCGGAGCACCCCGAGGGCCACCCGGACAACCCGCTCCGCTGGGCCGTGACCTTGCAGCGCGACCGCAAAGGCAAGCTCGACCGCTACGACCTGCAGGGCCGGCTCGACCCCGACGGGACGTTTCGCCTGTGCCGCCCGCGCCCCACCACCCGGTAGTCCGCCATGTCCGAAATCTTCGACACCGTCGCCACCAACCCCGCTTCCGGAGGCACCAAGCTCTCCGGCGAGCAGGTCGTTCAGTCCGGCGTTACGGAATTCCTTCCGGCTTGTTACCTTATTTACGGCCCCAAGGGCGGGCCGTACAACCGCGTCGATGTTTCCACCGGCCTGCCCGTCCAGGTCGAGAACAGCCCCTCGGTGTCGGTGTCCAACTTCCCCGCCACGCAGAACGTGTCGGGCACGGTCGCCGTCTCCAACTTCCCGGGCACCCAGCCGGTCTCGGGCACCGTGACCGCCAACCAGGGCGGCGCCCCCTGGCAGGAGAACCTCACCCAGGTCGGCGGCGGCGCGATCGCGCTGGGCCAGGCTGCAATGGCCGCCAGCCTCCCCGTGGTGATCGCCTCCAACCAGGGCAACGTGCCGGTCAGCGTCCAGAACTTTCCCGCCACTCAGACAGTGAGCGGTACCGTGGCCGTCAGCAACTTCCCGGGGACGCAGGCCGTCTCCGGGACCGTCACGGTGAACCAGGGTACGAGCCAGTGGGTGGTCAACCTCGACCAGGTCAACGGCAGCACGGTCAGCCTCGGCCAGAAGACGATGGCCAACAGCTTCCCCGTGGTGCTGCCGAGCGACCAGACGGTCGCCGTCAGCGGCGGCAACGCCGCGGCCGGCGCGACCGGCAGCGCGGTCCCTTCCTCGGCCGATTACGCCGGCCTGAACGTCGGCGGCACCCTGCGCGGCTGGACCGGGGTCAACCCGACCGGTAGCGTCTATGCCGGCCAGACCGACCTGGCCAGCGTGGGCGGCACGTCGTTCGCCCTGGGCTCGCACGGCTCGGCCGGCAGCATCCCCGTCGTCATCGCCAGCGACCAGGGGACCATCCCGGTGTCCGCCACCGTCGTCGGCACCGTCAGCGTCAGCGTCTCCGGCACCGCCCAGGTCGGGCTTACCACCTGGGGCGGCAACACCGTGGCCGGGGCGGTGGCGCCCTCCGACGCCCTCAACGCCGGGGCCGCCGCCGAGGTGGACGCCTTCAAGATGGCCTACAACGGCTCGACCTGGGACCAGTGGCGCAACAACGCCGAGGGCACCGCCCTTGCCTCGGCCACCCGGACCGCCACGACCACCTCCGCGGCCATCACCAACCACAACTGCCGCGGCATCATCGCCTTTTTGAACGTGACCGCCGCCAGCGGCACCGGCGGCCTCGGCCTGGTCTTCCTCATGGTGGACCCTGTTTCCGGCAACACCGCCAAGATCTCCACGACGAGCGGCACCGGCAGCATCACCGCCACCGGCCAGTACCTCTACATGCTCGGCCCGGGCGCCTCCACGGGGGCGACCGCCACCGACTACAAGCTCGCCGCCAACGGCCAGCTGCCGCGGACGTTCAAGGTCCAGGTGACCCACGCCGACGGATCCAATTACACCTATTCGGTGGGGTATTCGCTGATTCAGTGAGTGGTGAGTGGTGGGCGAGATGTTCAGTGCTTTGGTGCTGCTGTTCAACAACGAGTTTGGGGGCAAGCCGTACCCCAGCGAGACGGTGTACTTCCTGACCTGCGGCGGTTCGACGATCTTCGAGTTGAGGTGCGGCAATGGCCTTCAACTATAACCTGCGCTGGTTCCCCGGCGAGGACATCACGCTCAACTTCGAGGTCACCCCACCCCAGGACATTTCCACCTGGGCCATGACCTTCACCGTCCGCAGCGCGCCGGGCGGCACAACGCAATTCACCAAGACCGTCGGCGGCGGCATCACCATCACCGACGGCGGCCGCGGCCGCTACAAGGTGCAGATCAACGCCGCCGACACCAGCGGCCTGGCGGTCGGCGACTACGAGTGGTCGGTCAAGCGCACCGACACCGGCTTCGTGACCGTCCTGGCGCACGGCAGCATCGTTTTGGAGTACGAATAATGGCCTTCGGCGACCTCATCGACAACGACCGGGCCAAGCTCAACCTGGCCGGCCAGACTCCGGACAACAAGACGCTCGACACGCTCATCGCCGCGTGCAGCCGGGCTATCCAGAAGTATTGCCGCCGCAACTTCGCCGCGCAGGCCTACGACGAGCTGTACAACGGCACCGGCGACCGGCGGCTGCTCCTGCGCGAGGGCCCCATCCAGTCGGTGGAGTCGGTGCGCTACCGGCCGGTGACGGTGCTGAAGGTCATCAACAACAACCCCAGCTCGGCGATCCAACAGGCGCGCGTCCAGGTGACGGCGACGGGGTTGCAGCTCGTGGCGGTCAGCTCCGGCGTGCGGACCTTCACCACGGCCACGCTGACCTGGCTGCTGTGCCCGACGCTGCAGGCGCTGGCGACGGCCGTCAACGCCCTGGGCAACGGCTGGAGCGCGCAGGTCGTGGGCGACGCCGGCGGCGATTACGGGGCCTGGCCGAGCACCGACCTTTATGTGAAGCCGAGCTTCGGCGACGGCACCACCAGCCAGGGCGCCCTGACCGCCTGCCGGCAGAACGCCGAGCTGAAGCTGCACACCTACGAGCTGGCCGGCTACCAATTTGACGCGCGCGGCTGGCTCTTGCGTGCCATCCCCTACACCGACCCGGAGCTGCTGCACCCCGAAGACCTGATCTGGCCGGAGGGGATCAATAACTTTCGCATCCAGTATACCGCCGGTTACACGGTGATCCCCGAGGGCGTGCAGGAGGCGTGCGCCCGCTGGGTGGCGATGCTGTGGAGCGCAGCCCAGCGCGACCCGGCGCTGGCGAGCCAGCACATCGGGGACCTGCACCTGGAGTGGGAGCGCGGCGTGCCCGACCACGAGCCGCCGGCGCAGCTCCGCCCGTTGCTGGTGCCCTACCGCCGCCACACGATCGCGACGGACCAGGGATAGCGCCGCTTGCGGCTTGGCGGAGGACGACCATGACCCTTGCTGCGACCAACACCACCTGCGACATCTACCGCGCCGGCAACGTGCCGCCGGCGCCGCCGGACGTGGCCGGCGTGCACTGCTTCCTGGAGGCGCGCGGGCAATCGACGCTGACGACGCAAAACTACACGCACGTGCTGTGGGTCGGCCCGACCGTGGACATCCGCGACGGCAGCGGCGGCCTGAGCGCCGGCACCAACCCCGACCGCGTGTACGTGCCCGACAAGAACGGCACGGCGTTCACCGTCATCCTGGTGCGCCGCTACGGCCGCGGCACCGGCATGGACCACAAGCGCGCCCTGCTGCAACGGTTGCCGCCGCCGTGGCCGACCGACAACGTGTGAGGAGTTTTGCCCATGAGCCCTGCCCCGCGCAACCGCATCGTCCGCCACGTCCGCGTCCGCGCCGGCGACCTGGTGCCACACGAGCTGAACCCGCGCACCCACCCCGACGCCCAGCGCGAGGCGCTGGCGGCGCTGTACGCGGAGGTCGGCTTCGCCCGCAGCTTGCTGGCCTACGAGCTGCCCGACGGCCGGCTCAAGCTCATCGACGGCCACCTGCGCCGCGACCTGGGGCCGGACATGGAGGTGGAGGTAGAAGTGCTGGACGTGAGCGACGAGGAGGCGCGCAAACTGCTGTTGAGCATCGACCCGTTGGCGCAGCTGGCCGAGCACGACCAGGACCGGCTCGACCAGCTGCGCCGGCAGACCGCCACTTCGTCGGACGCCCTGGCCAACCTGTGGCAGGCGATCGGCCGGGCGCAGTCGGCCGCGGACGAGTCGCTGGCCCGCGCCCGCCGCAAGCCGCCTGCCGCGGTGGTCCAGCAGTACCTGGTGCTGGTGGAGTGCGCCGACGAGGCGGCCCAGGTGGCGCTGCTGGAGCGGTTCCAGCGCGAGGGGTTGAAGTGTCGGGCGCTGCTGAGTTGACCAACGACGTTGTGGCACGGGTCTCCCGACCGTGCCACGGCCGCCGACCGCTGGTCTCCCGAAGCAAGAGGAGACCTGCGGTCGGCCGATGTGTCGCGGTCGGGAGACCGCGACACAACAGCGGGAGACCGCAACACAACGAGATGCCGCAAGCGGCGGAAGAACCATGCGTCTCACCATCACGGTTGAATCTCCTGTCATCGAAACCCCGCGCCTGGCGCAGCTGCGCGGCCTCTTCGACCTGCCGGCCGAGCGCACCAGCGCCCTCAGCTGGGACGTCGATCTGCCGCTGGAAGCCAAACCCTGGTCCGTCGGCCTGATCACCGGCCCTTCCGGGTGCGGCAAGTCCACCATCGCCCGCCGCCTGTGGCCGACGGAGACGGCGCACGCCCACTGCCTGTCCTGGCCGGCCGACCGCTCGCTGATCGACGCCTTTCCCGAGACGCTGTCGGTCAAGGAGACCACGGCCCTGCTGTCCGCCGTCGGCTTCTCGTCGCCGCCGGCGTGGCTGCGGCCGTTCGCCGTACTGTCCACCGGCCAGCAGTTCCGCGCCACGCTCGCCCGTCTGCTGGCCGAGTCGCTGGCCCGCCCCGCCGCCGACCGGCCGCCGATCGTGCTGGACGAGTACACGTCGGTGGTCGATCGCACCGTCGCCCGCATCGGCAGCGCCGCCCTGGCCCGGACGGTGCGCGGCCACGGGCTGCGCTTCGTCGGGGTGACGTGCCATGACGACGTCATCGATTGGCTCCAACCCGACTGGGTTTTCCGCCCGGCCGAGTCGCATTTCGAATGGAGGTGTCTTCAACGACGCCCGGCCGTCACCCTCGAGGTCTTTCGCTGCCAGGCATCGGCGTGGCCGCTGTTCGCGGCGAATCACTATCTGAGCGAGGGCCTTTGCCGCTCGGCCTACTGCTTCCTGGCCACCTGGGACGAGCGGCCCGTGGTGTTCTCGGCCTGGGTGCCGTTTGTCGGCGCCGGCCCGCTGGCGCGGCGCGAGCACCGGACGGTTTGCCTGCCGGACTACCAGGGGGTGGGTCTGGGCAACGCGGTCAGCGACACGCTGGCGGCGATGTGGGTTGGGCTGGGCTACCGGGCGGTCAGCACCACGAGCCACCCGGCCATGATCGCCGGCCGGCTGCGGTCGAAGAACTGGGTGCTGACGCGCAGGCCGTCGCTGGCCGCCGGGCACGAGGGCCGGCTGAAGCACGCCACGACGCGCCTGACGGCCGGGTTCCGCTACGCCGGGGTGCCGCTGCCGCGGCTGCTGGCAACCGCCTTACTGGGGAGATAAAGGGAGCAATGGGCCCGCATGGCGCTGCCCCGCCACAAGCTGACGCCGGCCGTGCAGAAGGACATCATCGCCTTCATCCGCGCCGGCGGATTCCCGCACGTCGCCGCCGAGGCCGCCGGGGTGCCGCGCGCCGTCTTCGAGCGCTGGCTGCGCAAGGGCGAAGCGCGGCGCACCGCCCGTCGCCTGCGCGCCTTCGCCGACGAGGTGCGCAAGGCCCGCGCCCAGACGAGGCTCGGCGCCGAGATCGCCATCCTGTCCGACAAGCCGCTGGACTGGCTGCGCTACGGCCCCGGCCGCGAGACCGCCGACAGCCCCGGCTGGACCGCCACCGTCAAGGCGGCGCCGGCCCGACAGGGCGAAGTGCCGCTCCTGCAGCGGGAAGAGGTGCAGGCACTGCTCGCCACCTTGATGGGCGCGCTGGAAGGGTTCCCCGAGCCCCGCACCGCCGTCGCCGCCCGGCTCGCTGAAGCCGGACATGCCCCGCCTGCGGGAAATGACGCTTGA